TGTTTAGAGTACTCCTGCTTCCCAAGGTCTTCACGCATTGCTGCGAGTTGATCCTCAAGAGTCTTAATGTAACCATCAGCTTCAAGTTTGCCTTTGGCTAGCACTTCAGGGTCTTTCCAGTTGTCGCCCTTTACCGCGACGAGCTTAGCTAGATACGACTCCTGTTGTTCAGTAGTCTTAGCTTGTTGCTCTGCTGATTGACTTGTGCCCTCAGGTTGCTGGGCTTGGTCAAATACACTCATTGTTAATCCTTACGGTTAAGGTCGATTAGGTTTAAGATGTCATCAATGACTGCGTTGTACTCATTGACTGCCACCTGCTTGTACTCCCAACCAGGGGAGTAATCACGTACAGCATCACGCTTTAAGTAGTGCTGTTCGAGAATCTGTCTTAGATCATCAAAGGCGTTACGGTATCCCATAACCTCAACTTTACGACGATCACGATCTGGGCCATTAAGGCCACTAAGCCATTTAGCTTGCATTAAAGACCTGTTTCTTTAGCGATCATAAGCTGTTCTTGGTTAACTGCTTCAGCTTCCTGCATCTGCTGTTGTGTAGCTAGCTGTTCAGCAACTGCGATGTTCTCGCTAAACAACTCAGGCTCACCTAGTTCAGTAGCCATGATACGGGCAAACTCTTTGCCTGACAGGTGTGCTGCAACAGATGGGTCTTGTAGTTTGATCTGATACATTTGAGTAAGGTTCTGTACACGACGAGCGCGTTCAGCAAAGTGACGAGCGCCTACAGGGATAAGCTTACCATTAGCAGTGATGTCATTCTTGCTGACACTCCTGAAGATTGCTGCACCAGTGTTGTCGTCAAGAACCCTAACTGTGTCGCTGATATTCATGTTGCGACGAGAAGTCTCAAGCATACAGTTCAAGATAGGTTCAATGAAGGTACGCTCAAAGTGGGCGGTCTTGTGTTCAAAGATACGAGAAGCTGAGTTCTGTAGGCTCTGTACTTCGAAGGCAGTTTTTTCACCAGGAGTACGGATACCCATAGCTTGCTTAGGCGCACCTGCCATCTCCTCCATCTTGTTCTCAAGGAGTTGGATCTGAAGGTCAGCTTGAAGTGCAGTACCATCAGGTTGCAGGTAGCCTACGTCACCTTCTTCACCTAGGTAGATACGTGCGCCAGGTTCGAAGTCGAAGTCTTCTACATCACCACGGATCTTCATAATAGGATAAGCGATCTGGTCGAAGACATCAGCCTTCAAGTTCTCCAGATGGTCGATACGATACTGCATACCAACCAAGTTATCCAACGGACCCATAGCGTACAGGTTGTCAGGACGAGGACGCCACCCTGAGTGGAAGATAGGAGCTTGGCCTAGCCAGCTAGGGTTCTCATCGTTGCTGATAACGTAAGCACGATCAACAACGGTAATAATACGATCAGTCCAGAGGGTTTGTTCGTTGTAGTCGTAGATGTCACCATAGAAGGTAAGCACTTCGACAAAGTTAGATTCGTAATAGTGTTGGATAGACGAGAAGCCATCAGCAATGAAGCCAGATGCTTTGTCCAGCATACCATCACTATTGCCTACGTAAGCACGAGCATGGAGCATCTTGTCCAAGACTTGCTTGAAGTGAGCATTAGCTGGATCAGACTCAACCTTCTTCTTGATCTCACCCAAGGTCAAGATACTCTTGATTATCTTAGGGGTCTTAGTGAAAGAAGCAGCAGTAGGGTTGAATACGATATCGTATGGCGACACACGCACCATCTTAGGGCCGATGTAGCTAACAAACACTTCACCACTCTCTTTGGTGACGTAGTTGTTTTCCCAAGTAACAGTAGCAAAGCAGTTACCATACTGAATCCAATCGTATAGCAGATCAGAGGCTGTGTTTACGAAATCAGACTGACGGATCTTATTGTCCATGTAGGACTGAATAGTATCTCGCTTGGCTTTCATGTTCCCGTCTTTGTCAGAACCTTCAAACCGCATCCACTTCTGCTGAGGAAACAGAGTAGCGAAGTAGTTAGCATGGAGGTTATCCATGATCTGCGTAAGCTTAGGAGTGGTCGTAGTGTTAGACCAAGGAAGAACTGCGTTACCTGTAGTCTTAGTGTCGGTAGCGTACAGATAGTTACGAAGTTCTTTCTTCTCTTCTGTCCAGCTAACACGAAGCTCAGACCACTCACGCCAACGATTAGCAATCTCTACAGCCAAGTTGTCTGGCCCTAGTACGTGCATGATGTCAATAGTTTCGCCAGCCATTACGCAGCACCTTTATCTAAAACAGCTCGACAGAACTCTAGCAAGTCTTCATCTGTGTATGAGCTTTTTGCACAGTTTGCTTGGTAAGTAATCAGTCTAACATTGTCTTCTGTGTAACCCAAGTGAGGAACTATCCTATCCAAAGATGGGGCATTCCTTTTAGGACTATTCTTTATAGAGGATGGGCCAAGTTTAAACTCAAAGTTTGTTAAGGCACATCTACCTTCTTGTCTTTCCCACAGAGCTACAAGAGTATCTATGGAAAGGTCGAACGGAATATCTTTGTACTTTGCACGGTACATAGCACCCTTAAGAATCTTAGCCAGAATAGAAACAACAGTATTTGCTTCTTTAATCCACCTACCTTTGTTCACACACTCTTTAGAGCAGTAGAGTTTATGTTTGTAGCCAGGTAGTTTTTCTGCGGGAGCAGAGCAGACTATACACTTAAGCTGCATTGCTACCTCTAAATTTGTGTGAAGACCAGACCACATTACTCTTACGTTGTCTGTGGATAGTCTTACTTGGAGCAATAGCCATATCAACTACAGAAGCTAGAGCATCAATTACGTCATCGTGAGCAGGGTTACGTGTAGATAGTTCTTCTTCTAGGATCTGGATGTTGCCACCACGATAGTGCCACATCTGCATATTGTCGTAACGAGGTTCAAGGATAGAAGCGATACGTTCTTGCTTGTTGCCTTGGTGCTTGTTAGGACGATACTCTTCGATACTAATAGATAGACCGTGCTGCTTGATTAGTTCCTTAAGCTGCTTAACGATTGCTACCTGAGCAACGGTAACTTCAGCCCTCATCTTCCTGAACGACCACTTGTTAGACAGTACTAGGATATGCTCGAAGTACTCAATGATACGATCAGTCTTAAAGCGATCAATGTCTAGGACCAGTACGTTGTTCTCTGAGTCAACACCGATAACGACAATGGCAGTAGAGTCAGAACGCTTACCCAAACTAAATGCAAAGTCTACAGCAGCAAAGACGTTAAGACGGTTCTCTTTGTAGAACCAGTAGCCATTCTCAAGTCTCAGGAACTTACGGTCGTAGTACTGGAACTTGTCGCTACCTACTGGTACGTTGTCAGGGTCAGATGGGTTGTTGTAATACTGTGCCCTGAACTGTCCTTTGTCCAAGTACTGTCCACGTTTCTTAGCCAAGATCTGGGCATCGAAACCAAACCACTTACCATCTTTACGTTGTTGACGGGGCCAGAGGAACTGCCCAGTACCGTCACCATTTTCTTCTACTGCTCTCTCAAAGACTTCATAGATGCTTTCTTCTGCAATCTTATTGAACTCTTTGTCGTAGATATCCTCAGCCATAGACATGAGGTCGTTGTACAAATCAGCGGGGTGGTAACGAGTACCGACAACCCACTCCTTAGCATTCGCACCTTCGATGGAGGAGAGCAGGGAGTACTGGCTCTTAACCTTACCTCGACCCTCACCTGAGTATGCGTTCTCATATACAACTACGTCATCAAGTACAGCGATGTCACAGTGCATACCAGTTAGAGAAGTAGTCAGACCACCAGTGAAGATAGAAGGATCACGAACATTCTCCTTCTTACGGATAGGGTGGTCTAAAGCAATTTCAGAGTTAGTCCACTTAGCCCGTTTACCTTCGTCTGCATTCACATGATCAGGCCAGTATCTACGATAAGCATCACAAGTAAAGATACCCTTCATAAAGCCTAGCTGCTTCTCTGCAAGGTTAGCAGTAGCGGAGATGTACAGCACACGTAGGGTAGGGTCTTTGGTAAGTTCCCAGACTACACGGTACGCAACCATACGAGACTTCTGATGGTCACGAGGAAACAGAACAAGTTGATGTGTCTTATGTTCTTGACGAATCCACCAAGAGATAAGATCTGTATGACACTGACCTAGCATCTGGTCAGGAGCTACTAGACGAATGAAGGTTTCCAAGTCATTCTCAGCAGCCGCCCTGATCTGGTCTACAGTAGCGTTCATGTAAAATGTAACCTTAACTGTCTATGTGTGGCAATTATACAACACATCTTTTAAGTTGTCAATACCCTTTACAGGCAGCGTCAATGGAGGCGATTAACTTAGCCCCAGTAACGACAGACTTATCTCCACCATCCAAGGCTAAGGCGTTAGCGTGTTCTGTACGTACAATAGCCGTACCGTCACAGACGGCCCGTTGGCTTACCACGTTCACGCAACCACTCACGGAGAACAGCAGGATCATCACCAAGATTGTCTGTCGCATGGTCTATATCCTTCCTAGTGTCAGCATAGGCCTCAGCAGCCCGTAGGGAGGCCTCCTGACGCTCATCCCGTCTTCCAGCTACCCATATGGCCCACACTAGAAGTACCCCTCCTACGGTCCACACAACGAGCCTACGGATGTAGGACGAAGTTAGGGACCACAGAAGCATCATGCTGCTTTACGCTTATTCCAGACGGACCACAGAGCGACAGCAATAGTAGTAACTGCACCGCCTAGGGTAGTAGCAGTCTCTGCATCTACGAGGCCTTGACCTACTAGGTAACCACCAAGGGCTGCGGCGAGGGCACGGACGATACCACCTACTTCAACAGAGGACATCATTACTTTACTCCAAACAGTGCAGCTATTGCACGAATGATTACAGTGATCAGTGACTCAGACTTTTCCTTAGCAGGTTCTGCTACGTGCATATCCGCTACCACAAAGGTAGGGGTCAGGAAGAGTTCACGTTCAGCTTCCCTGCGGCGAATAAGGCCCTTATTCACCTTACCACCAGCTTTGTTCCACAGACGGATAGCATCAGCAGCCTTGACGAACTGCCCATCGTTAACCATCATAAGAGCAGAGGAACGAGAGAAGGCACTAGGGCCTACATTGTAAGCAAGGCTGAGCAATGCCCCAAACTGGTTGTCGTTAACTTCACGAGTAAACTTAGGCTTGATCTGTTCAGCAAACTTCTTCAGACCTGACATCAAGAGAAGTTCAGCTTCTTCTTGGGTAATCTTCATACCAGCTTTAGGAACTACACCTAGGCCAGCACCCTCAGTCGTACCGTAACCAATAGTCCATACGCCAACGATGTCTTGGTATGCTTCAAGTTTACATCCCTCAAACTCTTTAACAAGGTTGATAGTAGCTTGGTTAATATTCACTTACGGAAGTCCTTCTGGATCTCGTCTAACTTTGAGAGGACAGCTTTGAACCCCTCTTTGATTTCTTTCAGTTCCCTATCATGATTCTCTTTAGTAAGAGCAAACTCAGACTTCATCACAGCAATTTCAGTCTCATGTACCTGAGTCATCTTAAAGTGCATCCACATAAATGCGCCAATAGGAAGTACAGCAAACTGAAGGAGTAGTTTGGCTAACTCAAGAAGGCTAGTTTCTTGTTGCATTTATTAGAGCCTTATTGGGACTTAGGTTAAGTCAGATGGAGTAAGGGAAACGGGCCTTGATCTCTGCGACCTTGGCCAGCCATTCATCGTTCGTTGCCTCGCCACGCTGGACTTTGAAGTACAGCGGGTCGGCTTCAGCGCTATATGCGTCTGCACGGGATGCCTGTTGTTGCTCAGAGGTTGGTAAAGGCGGCGGCATATATACATATGCAGCGGTTTCAGGATCAGTTATCATTGAATTATATAACGCAACAACATCAAATGCTGCGCCTGTGTCCGTTGGGTCGCAAGTAAACGGAATCCATCCATAGATAGGATGCTCAATTTCACAGTCGATGCGTGTACCATCTATATATTTGGCGTTGCGATAGTTCATCACGAAATCCTCAACCAAAGGGTTGCTACGTTATCAATTACCCCAGAAGTTGTGGAGCGCGTTCCCATGCAACGCCATGTTCCCGCTTGTGCCGACCCCTTTCCTGCTGTTCTGGCAGTTGCTGGTGCGCCATCTAGAGACTGCGCGCCAACTGGTAACAGCAGGCTTCCGGCAATCGTTGCTCCAGTGGCATATGCGGTTGTGTTGTTAGGCTGACCAAACATATACGACCCAACCGCACCCGCAGCCAATCCAGCCGTTGCGGTTGCAACTTGTGCAGTAATGGCTTGTGCTGCCCTTAACGGCGTCATCAGTTTGACCGCATCAGTGCCAGCTTCTGCCTCGGCTTGCGATGCCAAGATCGGGGCCAGTGTAGGGTTGCCGGACACGCCATCGCCGTTAGTCACAGTCAGCGACAAGTTGCCAGTAATGGTGCGACCAGTGAACGTATCAGCCGCAGTCTGCGTGATTAGGCCAGCGGTGTTGTAAGCAGCAAGAGCAGTTAGGGTAGCATCGTTAGCCTGTGCCCCAAGGTTAGCTCGTGCTGTAGTTACGTTAGCTACGTCAGAAAGGTTGTTAGCAGCAAGCATATCACCTGTACCAGCACCTGCTGCACCCTTAGCGGCAAAGAGTTCCCACTTAAGAGCAGTTAGGTCTGTAGAGAATGTACCTGATGTGTGCGCTGTAAGACAGATGTAGGAATTACCAGCTTCTGAGACAAGATCATTCTTAGCGTAAGATCTGCCAGTAGTCCAAGCACTACGCCACTCAGGTACTGAGGTAAGCTCAGTAACAGTCTGTCCATTAAGTGTCAGGTTATCTGCATCAATGTTTCCAACATTAAGCAGAGCCTTGCCGTTAAGGTCCAAGTCAGCCGTCATGGAGTTAGGAGTAGATCCGTCAAGAGACAAGGTATTGTCAAAGGCGTCACGGATAGCTGTAAAGTTATTATTCAGTTGAGTATTAGAAGCATACCCTGAAGAGATGGTTGTGATTGTAGGCTTCTTAGACATCAGTAACTTCCTTTACAGTTAGACCCATAGTAGCCAGAGCAGTTAATCCGTCCATGCCGACGACTACGTTCACGCGATCAACCTGTGCTTCCACAGGGTCGGATGTGATGTAGGGGATGATCTCAGCACCTTCTTTTAAGGTGTCCCCATCTTCTTCCAAGGTGTAGCCTTCCAGTGGCCCAGAAGCTACAGCGTATTCAACGCCATTGGCATCGAGCCAGATGGGTGCGTTCTCAGCCACGTTCGGATCAGTGAAGTCCGGAGGGCAAGCAATTGTCACGATTTCCATCAATAGGCTCTCCGATACTCGTTGTGGTATTTTTCTGCCCCAGCGTTATAAGCTTCAACAGCATTTTCTATGCTCCTAAAGTAGCCAAGACTTATGTATTTTCCAGCCACTTTGATCCTAGCTTGCCAATAACCCTTTGGCTTGAACCAATATACACCTTTATGGCCTGAAGTGTTGTTGCACTGAACACCTCTGTTCATATTTTGTTGTGATCGAGTTACTGCACGAATGTTTTCGGGCCTGTTGTCAGACGGGTCGCCATTGATGTGATCAATCTCGTTGTCGCAATGCCCGTTTAGCATGGCAAAGACTATGCGGTGCGCCAGATAAGAATGACCAAACAGGTTTATTGTTTTGTATCCATCTTTACGTTGTGACCCAGCTTCCGCCCCAACAACAATTTTGCTGGCGATCTTTTTTCTCCAGTAGAGGCGACCAGTAGCTGCGTCCAAAGAAAGACACTCGTTAAACTGGTCAATTTGTTCCTGACTGATGGGGTTTATCTTCATGTCAAAACGCGCCCGTTTTCGAATTAACCCAGCTTTCGGTGGCCGTGATCTGCCCTGTGGTGAGGTTAGGCCCGAAGCGCACGATCAGGCTGTAGATGCGACCGTTAAAGGGGAAAGATGATCCACCACGGCGACCGATGTAGAGCGGGTAGGCTAGGTAGTTTCCTGTGCCTTGGTCGCCCGAAGCAGTGGCAACCTGCGACCCATTTATCCTGAGCGCCATGCTATCAGCAGAGATGTCTGAAATACCAGTAATGAGGCGCGTTGTTGGAGCCAAAAGTGAGCCAGATCCAGCGCCATTAGCAGGTAAGATTGAACCGCGAGAAAGAAACGCAAAATCACCAGACGCATTGGTTGGGGCAGTTATATAAAATGCTCCGCTGCTTGAGTTTAGGTCTGCACTAAACTCAGCAAGAATGGCAGTCGCAGCATCACTCAGCTTTCTTACCCCAGCGAACACTTGAGCCTTGTCGGTGGCTGGTGTGATCGTGGGCGTGACCATGCCGTCATCCACGCCATCAAAGAAAAGGTAGGATGCAGACTGAACGCCAGCCTCTGTGACTTCGTACTGCGACACGACCTTCTGGTAGGCTGTGGCGGTGGAGCCTAGTTCGAGTTGTGCGCCCCAGATGTAAATGCCGGATGTGCCGTCGCCTAGATAAGCAGCGGAGCCATTGGTGGCCGCAGAGCCGGGATAAAACGTAAACGCCCCAGTCGTTGCGGATTGAGATTGC